TACAGCAGACAATGTAGTAGGCACGCATACATTATTGGAAGCATGCCGTAAATACGGTAAAATAAACAGATTCATCCATATTTCGACCGACGAAGTATATGGCGAATCGATGCTTACAGAAAATGAGGAGAAAAAACACGAGGGTTCAGTACTCTGTCCTACGAATCCGTATGCGGCAACCAAAGCAGCTGCGGAATTAATTGCGAAATCCTATTATCATTCATTTAAGATGCCAATCATTATCACTCGCGGCAACAATGTTTATGGACCGAATCAATATCCGGAGAAATTGGTACCGCGTTTTATACAACAATTATTAGAAGGAAAATCGGTCACCATTCAAGGCGATGGTTCCAATGTCCGCGCATTGCTACATGTAAATGATGTTTGTTCCGCATTAAAATTGGTTCTAGAAAGGGGAGAAATAGGTGAAATTTATAATATTGGCAGCGATGATCATCAAGAATTTTCGGTCCTAGAAGTGGCAAAAATACTCATTGAAAAAATACATAATACAAATACCAGTACAAGCGATGAATATAAAAAATGGATTACTTATATTGAGGATAGACCTTTTAATGACAAGCGATATTATATTAGTAATCAAAAGGTGAAAGATTTGGGATGGGAAATCAAGACCGATTTTGATGTGGGAATAGACGATTTAATTGAAAAAATGAAAAAATGAAAAAATAAAATATGATAAATTAATTATTTAGTATTCTTGTTCCACATCTTTATCCTCATCCTCATCCTCATTCTCCTCATCGAATTCTGCTACCAATTCCGAATCCTCTTGCTCAACATATTCCTTACCATTCCATTTGATATTTCTACAGTTGAACAGTTGATTCATATTGATGACCTCTGCTTTATCCTCAGACGCAAATTTAGTAAATAATGTAACAACTTGACTGTCATCTCTAAAGCGAGCACTGTACTCTTGTTGAATATTGTTGCGTCCAATACGTCCAAGAGCTTGAATAATTTTCTCTTGTGTAAGGTCCAAGTCTTTGCTCAAGTAACCATGACAGAACTGATAATTTGTTCCGTAAATGTAGTCACTATCTGCGATAATCAGATACAGCCGTTGTTTGTCCGCCAATTTTTTCATGATTTCAGTATACGCGCTGCTCTTGTGCTCAGTAAACACACCAATTCCTAAAAGCAGCAGTATTTTCCAACTGTCATCTACGTCTTTCAAAAGCATAATCTCGACTATAAATTCCTCTTCAATACTACTAGTAAACGCATTAGTTGTATTTAATCCAGCTGTCCATTTTGCTAAGTGCGCCAACTTATTCGGTATAAAGATGTCGTCTAGGGATGCGCGTTTGACCAAGCTTTTCAGCGTCCCAATCTCTTCACGCATTTTCACAATGGTTTTATCTTCTGACTTACCTACCAGATTATTCGCAATCTTGGATTTACTTTTACCATCTTTTTTACCTTTTAGTCCCTTTGCTTCCTTTGACGTATCCGTTGTGCCCGTATTCATTTTTGCCATACATTTTTCTTCTTCTAGAACCAATGCGTCTTCCAATTGCGCGACGCGTTCATTGATTTGATTGTTGTATTCGATTTTATCCATTATTCCCTTCATTACTGAACTAGGAATATTCGCTTGTTGGATACAGAATTTGGCCACTTTTTGTAAATCGTTCGCTAAGAAGATGGTAGGTCCATCCGTTAATGTATGTGCGTCCTTGGTTGTGATATAAATACCGGCACTGCCATTATCTGATGTCGCTACGCTTTTATCTGATGTCGCTACGCTTTTAGTTCGACTAATCTCCGCACCAGCCACTGGTTTCGTAAAAGCAGTATCTACACTCGTTGTTCTACTAATACTACTATTGGGTTGGATGCGTTTCAAACGCACATTATTAAAATGCGTGAACACAGTTAGCCATGATTCTGGCGCAATGTTTTTAAGAACTTTTATATAGTGAAGCTTAACATTTTTCATGGTTACATCGCTAATGGACGCAAAATTTCTATCAAACTTGGCCGATTTGTTTGTTAGTCCATTCTTTTCAACAAAGCTAATAAATTCGGATGATTCCTTCAAGTCGAAATACCGTAGCAAAGTTAGATTCTCCTCGCAATGGCTAGCAACCTCCAAAGTTTTATTATAGTCACCGTATAAGTAATGTGGCATCACAACGTAACCATTGTTGTTGATGAGCGGAATTGTCTTACGACAATCATGACTAACAATATTGTGAATATTGGAATCCAGAAATTTCTCTTGAAAATCAGCAATAGTGGGTGTTAGTTCATACATTTTCGGAAGAGTCGCCGAAGACAGCACCACATTGGGAATAATATTTTCTTTCCAGTTCTTTTTAATGATTTTGTGTAGTTCGTGGTTCTGATAATCCATCGTAATGGTAGGCTCATCCCAATAGGTGATAATATCCGACGCTCTGTTAAACGCAAGCATGTAATACATTGCGGCAATGTAAGAGCGAATGTCGCAAATCATTATTTCTACCTTGTCACCAACCGTATTGTCCACTTTTCGAATTTGCCCACTGCGTCTGTCCTTAGTATAATCTTTCGCAGCGAAATAGTGAAGCCGAACATCTTGTGCCGAAGAGCAACCGAAGGCGAATGCGATTTTCTTATGAATCGAAATAGCTGAACGCGCGAGCGCTAGTCCAACATGGCGTGCCGCGCAAACAAAGATAATCTTGTATTTTTCAGAGAGACCAAGCGGTGTCATCGTCTTACCGGTACCGGTGGGCGCAATATAAAGCACTAGCTTCGGTTTTGCCGACTTGACGGCTGTGAAAATCGACTTCTGATGTTCATACAAGGACAAGTCACTGTATTTTAGCAAACTCTGATTTTTCTCAATGTATTCCACCGAGTTTTCTAGAATATGAAGCAATTGTAAATCGCCTTCAAAATGGTCGAGAAAACTTTGACATATACTTCGAATAATGCGGTTTACCTTTTCCACATTGTTCTGTAGTAGCTGATGAATCGTGTAATAATAAAACATCCAACGATTATCATTGGCATACTTACTAGTTACCATTTTTTCCAAATTATGATACAATACAAATTCATACAAATTGCTAGATATTAGAGTCGCTTCATCTAGACGAGACAAACGAATCTGATCACCGCTTTTAAGGCGAACCAGCGACGAAACATTAACATAACAGTTGTTATCGACACTTTTACTGCGTTTTAACCCAGTATCCGCTGTAAATTTGATAAATTCGATACCATATTTTGAGACGAGCGATTGAATTTTTTCGGAGAAGAACTTGGCATATAGGAAGTCTTCAATCTGGATATTATATTCTATCTTTAAAAACGTAAAGATAGAATCGGTCTTATTTGTTTTAATTTGAACATTAGAGAAACCGGCGGTAATCAAGTTCAATACTTCGAGTTCGCCAGACGATACGGGAATCTCAATTGAGTCCCATTCAGATTTTGATAGCTTTCTTTGTTTAAGATCCATTGTATTCGTAATATATGTAATTCTATTTAAGTATATTTCATAATTCAATTTTAAATAAAATTGAAAAGGGAAAAATGGGTTAAAAGAATCGCACATATCATAGTAGCAAGCAAAATATGACACAATCTAACTTTGAATTGTTTTCGATTGAGGGTAATATTGGTAGTGGTAAGACGACTTTGCTGTCATTATTGAAGCAGCGTTATTCTAACGATGAAACTGTCATATTTTTGAAAGAGCCCGTAGACGAATGGGAGAAAATAAAGGACGCTAATGGTAATACCATGTTACAAAAGTTCTATGCGGACCAGCCAACATATGCCTTTGCGTTTCAAATGATGGCGTATATTTCTCGACTCAAAATTTTACGTGATGTGGTTCAGCAAGCCAAGCAGAACCCGACCAATAAATACGTAATTATTACCGAGCGAAGTTTGTACACGGACAAGCATGTGTTTGCGAAAATGTTACACGATCAAGGCAACATTGAAGATGTATGTTATCAAATTTATTTGAATTGGTTTGACGAGTTTGCGAAAGATTTCCCAGTTAACAATACCATTTATGTCAAAGCGGACCCACAAGTTTGCTACGAAAGAATACATTTGAGAGCGCGAACTGGTGAAGAGCAGATTCCACTAGGATACTTGAAAGACTGTGACAAGTACCATGGGGAGTTTTTAGACCCTATTACGGGAATAAAAACAAATCTATTAGTTTTAGATGGAAATGTGGATATTTACAAGGAAAAATATATTTTGACCCAATGGCTAAAAGAGATTCACGAGTTTCTGGGGAAAAACAATGAATCGGTATTTCAAAATCGCGGCATTACAGTTTCGTCACCATAATTACCAGATTTAGGGAAGTGGTACAATACAATACATTACAATACAATACAATACATTACAATACAATACAATACAATATAATTATAATTATAATTATAATTATTTTTAAAAAATATTAAAAATAATTATTTCTTTTTTATATGGATTCGACAAATAATCATACTGAAAATGATATCATTACAGATATTGTTGTCACGTGTCCACATTGTGAAAACTCAGTCTTAATTGAAAAACTAAACTGTTGTATATTTCGTCATGGTACGCTTAAAAGCAATAGAAAACAAATTGATCCACATGCTAACAAAGATATTTGTGACTTTTATGTTATTAAAAATTTGATTTATGGGTGCGGTAAACCGTTTCAAATAGTAAAAAATGACAAAAATGAATTTGTTGCGATCAAGTGCGATTACATTTAACCACCTTTCTTAAATAGAATAAGTTTGGCTCCGCTTCTAATACCTTTCTTAAATAGAATAAGTTTGGCTCCGCTTCGCTTAATACCTTTCTTAAATAAAATAGTTTGGCTCCACCTTTTCAAAGGTGGATGAAATCAACAACCAATGGATAATGGTCTGAATTCCATTTACCGCAATACTCTGGGTATCCGTGATAGATAAACACATTACTTATCATGCTATCTATCAACGGAGTTACCAATACATGGTCTATCATTGAAAAATCCGCATCCGTATTAGTCGCACAGTTATTGTCCGAGTCCCACCAATCTGAATAGCGCTCCTCCTTTTGAATGCGGTAAGCCACGTTCGTCAAATTATACGCACCTTTCTGCGCACCGTCTTGCCCCTTTAGAATACTCAGCACTCTTGACGTCGGCTTATTGTCATTAACGTCCAGAACCGTGTCATCGTAGTCATTGAAATCACCGACCACCATGACTTCATATCGTTTCGCAATATATCCAGCAACCACATTCTGTAACACTTGTGCTTGGCCTTCACGCTGGACGCAGCGTGCCGGGTCAGTCGGAATCGCCAGCAAATGCGCGCCAATCAGTGCGACCATTGTATTGCCTACTTGGAACTCAGTGATATAGTGTTTTGATACACCGGTGCTCCCCGACACATTTGATACACCCGTGTAACATTTGGACCCCGCAATCGGATACGCCACTTTTTCCTCACTACGATACAAGTCAATGAGAGGGCTAACTTTTGATAAAAAGCCGACGTTTTGTCCGGTGCCGGTGTCGGTGCCTTTCTTTAAAAAAGGTGTATAACTGTTGTTTAATAGGTCATTTAACATGCGGAGCTCATCGCAGCCCTCGATTTCGCAAATGTTGATTAAATCTGGGTTCAAGTCACGAATCACATCGGCTACATAGGATAAGTGGGTTTCGGCATCGGCTTCGGTTTTCCATGTACATCCGTCACCGGGGCATTTCATAGCACTATAATAATCGATGAAGAGCCATTCGGCATTGTATTGGACGAAACGAAATGTAGAAGACGACGATGCTAACTCGTTTTTACCCTTTGTTGTTAAGGGACATTCGGTATCCGCGTTTACAAAGAGAACTATAAAGAAGCACAATAGTTGGAAGAGACGCATATAATAGTTATTTGAAAATGTTTTTAAATTATTCGTAAATAATATATTATTTTTGTATAATATAAATGACGCAATACTTTAGCACATGTACGGGAAATGTCTTAATTTCCAACGTGAATCCTTTCACGCAAGACTTAAACAGTGCCAATTGTTTTGTAAATGGGTCAACCCCAACATTTACTCCACAATCCGGTAACGGATGGCTTTATTATTTATTTTGGGACCCTACTGCTACCAATTATTCTTTTACACCTACAACATATTTACCTCCAGCATTGCCTCTAGGCTATACAACGCCGCCAGCAGACTCCACTACATCAGCAGCATATCGTTGTATAGTAGTAGGGGGGGGAGGTGTTGGTAATGATGGTGGCGGATGGGCCAAAAATGGGGCTGGACAATATCTTGGCGATGGTGGTCAAGGTGGTCAAGGTGGTAATAGTGGTGAACTGAAAACATCTTATTTATTCTATCCTTCTTCACAAAAAATAACCATCGGAGGACAAGGAGGTAATACAACTTTTGGAAACGAAACAGCATTAACAACAGCTTTAGGAAGTGGTTCATTTAACGGTGTAAATTCTACAACACTTATTACGTTTAGTGATACAACGGGTAGTTTTTCTTTTGGAATTAACGGTTATGCTGGTGGTAATGGTACTCGGAACTTGCGCATAGGACACGGTGCGGATGGTGGTAACGGTGGAGGAAGTAACTTGACTCCAGCTACTTATACATATTTATCATCGATACTACAATCATATAGTATACCGCAACAAACTAATGGTTCAGCATATTCTAATAAAACTGGTGGAGCTGGTGGAACTGGTGGATTTGGTAGCGGGGGTGGTGGGGGTGGTGGTAGCGGACTCGCTGATCAACAACCCGGCTTCAGTGGACGAGGTGGCGTTGGGGGTTCTGGATGTGTTTTAATTTATTACAAGGTGCCCATGATGATGGTAAATAATGGACTCACGATGATGAATGGAACTAATTCGATGAACATCATGACAGGGAATTTATATTGGCCTTTTGGCGGCCGCACTCTAGTTGCTCTAGCTGCCGCCACGGTTGATCCTATTGTTGATCCTATTGTTGATCCTATTGTTGATCCTATTGTTGATCCTATTATTGATCCTATTGTTGATCCTATTGTTGATCCTATTGTTGATCCTATTGTTGATCCTATTGTTGATCCTATTGTTGATTCCACTGTTTGCGGATTAGTTTTTTCAACTGACAACAATATGATATGGTGGGATCCTAACATGGATGGTATGAGTATAAATGCCGATACCCGTCTAAGAAGTGAGTATATTAAATTGTCCAATACATTAGAAACAATTAAGAAAATACAAGGCTTTACATCTAAAAATAATGCAACACAAACACACCAACCCGGATTTGATTTCGAAAATTTGTCACTTGTGATTCCAGAAATTACATGCCGCGGCCCACATTCACCAATAATAGATGATAATATTCGCGGCGTTTCACCAGTTTTATTAATACCATATCTGGTTGAAGCAATAAAAGAACTCAGCAAAAAACAAGACGAAACAAACAATACAGTTTTACAATTAAAACAACAAAATAAGAAGTTAGCAAAAATAGTTAATATTTTAACTAAGATGGTTATAGATAAATAAACATAATTATTTCATTAAAAATTGAAACAATTTAAACGTATAACCACATAATTATGAACACTATGAACAAAACCGAAACAGATAACATATTTATACCCATTATAAAAACAAAACCCGGACAACTAACAAAAGTATTTCCCACATGCGATTATACCATGTATTTCGACGGCTGTAGTAAAGGTAATCCCGGACACGCTGGTATAGGGGCCGTCATATATAAAAATAACGACGAATTATGGGGTGGCTACAAATACATTGGACTAAAAACCAACAATCAATCCGAATACAATGCTCTAATATTCGGTTTACAACAAGCGATCGATTATGGGATAAAAGAACTGATTGTTTTCGGTGATAGCCAGCTGGTCATCAATCAAGTTACCGATGTGTATAAAGTGAGAAATCCATTGTTACTCGAATTATACGGTGAAGTATGTGAACTTAAGAAGCAATTTGGATATATCGAATTTATTCATGTTTACCGAGAAAAGAACAAGCGCGCTGATCAACTCTCAAATATCGCATTAAATATGATAATAGATGACTTTATACCAATAAAAACGACTAAATTTCCGACCATTATATAACCAAAGTAAATCTAACCATTCTCTATTAAAGAAATGTTGAGTACTGGCGGCGGTTTATATTTTAATATATCTACTTCTTTTTTGTTAGTAGGAAACAAATCCTTCCCATAAATGTCTTGAAGCATAAGCCATTCAAATATACCGCCTTGATACACAAAAACATTGTAGAAACCAATAGTAAGCAGTTGTTGATACTTTTTAGTAACGGTCTCGTCGTTACAATTCTTACCATAAACAATAATACGTATGCTCTTGTTTTCTTTCATATATTTGTTGATAATAACTTCTTCTTGGTCGACACTAATCGTATTAAAAATGAGACATTGTTGCTCCGAATTTGGGAGTGTATTGATGATTAAATAGATTTCTGGATTTTTTACGGCGGTTTGTAAATCTTCAAAATTGATTTTTTTCATTGATTGTGTATTGCCCATTTAAGTAAATCGTAATTTATTTTTAAATGTTTAACTTTAAAAATAATTTAATAATGAAGGCACATTATATTATTTATAATTTTTTATTATAATCCCGATACATTTCTACACAATTCAATATAGTTGGGTAATTGTAAGAAGCAAACATAGTCTTCAACCATATCATTATCTCTTCGTCTTTAAATATATACGAAAATAGCATTTCCTCTTTTAATATATCCTCTTTATGTTGATTTTTCATTTGTTTTAAATCTTGCGTCAATATCACATATGCTAACATTTTTAAAAATTCATTTTGAATATTGCTTGTAAAATAATTGTTACAAACAGTCACATACCATCTTGTTTTTTTCTCCTCTAAAGGTAAGAAATTTACACCTATTATTAGATGTTTATTTCTATCAAATGTTACTTTTGACCAAGTAAAACTCGGATATTCATACATATGAAAATTACTAGTAAATTGACTGTTTGAATTTAATTGTTGGATATTCTGCTTGGAAATATAATCAAATGATAGCCCAACTTTTTCATCAGAGTATTTGTAGTGTTTTATATTTTTAGGAGGGATATTATTACCAAACCCAAAAAAACCTCCATGAACATATTCTGGATGTCTTAAATCCATGGAATTAAATGCGCTGTCTTTTAACGAGCAATCCATATCAATTTCCAAATAAGATTTTTGAAATTTATCATTATTGAAAAAAGGCACCAAAGGTGGCTTAGTAAATGACGGATTATACGACCAAAATAATTTACCTTCATGTTCAATTGTTTCACCAATACGTTCTTCAAATGTATTTTCTAATCCATGATATTGACATTTTAGACATCCGTCCTTCGTAATTTCACCATTATCTAATTTTGAACCCATATGCTTACATATATTTATGGATGCTGCGAATTGATTTATTTTCGGATTTTTCCATATAACTAAAGGTAATTCACCTACATTAATCGTATATGGTTTGGAAAAATCTATATTATCTACTATTCCAATACAGTTCCAACGATTAAATATATGTTTATTCGTAGATATTTCAAATGAAGATGTTTTCATATTTAAAAAATAAAATAAATGTAAATAAAATATGTGTATATAACATTTATAAAAATTCATATAATTATTATCACTATATTATGTTTAAATT